GTGTTAATAAAAGAAGGACAATATCAAATAGATAAATTAGGAAATATAGGTACTAGTGATGAAGGAAATTCAACTCCAACTAATCAAAGTGTGATAAATGAAATGAATGAACTAGGATTTAACCCAAATAATGTTAATGTTAACCCCAATGACTTAGATTAAAAACAAGTTATATTATTAAATATTTATAATCATGAATTTAGATGCTTTAAAAAAACTAATTAGAGAAGAAATGAGAACTGTAATCCAGGAGGAACTTAAAGATATCCTCACTGAAGCTGTAATCATAGCAAGTACACCTCAAACAACATCTCAATCAATTTCCAATCCCCTTATTAAAACTGAATCTACTTCAAAACCAAAATTTTCAGAAATCTTAGCTGAAAAGAAAGCCCCTGTATCTACAGGCAATCCCATTTTTGATATCTTAAATGAAACCGCTGATTCAGGAGAATGGAGATCAATAAATGGAGGTTATACAGCTCAAGATGCTGTAGGATTTGCTGGTGGAATACCAAGTATGGAAGGAATTAATACTCCTGTAGTATCTACAGTGGATCAAATGGTTTCAAACCAAGGACCTATTAGAGATATAAATGATGTAAAAATAAATGCTGTACCTGATTTTACAGGATTAATGAGTAAATTAAAGGAAAAAGGTAAATTATAATGGCTTATAATATAATTAATATTAGTCCTTTAGACTTACAACCTAGTAAAGGTGTAGGTATAAAAATTCCTTTTGATGGACCCACAGGGTTAAATATTACTTATACTACTAAAGAAGCTGTTAAATCCAATATTTTAAATTATTTTTTAACAGGTAAAAGAGAAAGAATAATGAATCCCAATTTTGGGGCTGGTATTAGAGAACAATTATTTGAACAAATTACAAATAATACTACTGAAAATTTAGAAGATATTATTACTTTTGGTTTAAATGATTATTTTCCTCAAATACAATTAATTAATTTAAATATTAATGCCACCCCTGATCAAAATTTGATACAAATATATTTTAGTTATTCAATAAGAAATACTAACATACAAGACGAAATTACAATAAATTTCAATAACTAATAATGGCCAATTCCAAGACTGTACAATATTTAAATAAGGATTTTGATAGTTTAAAAGCTCAATTAATAAATTTTGCTCAAACTTACTATCCAAATACTTATAATGATTTTAATGAAGCTTCACCAGGAATGATGCTTATTGAAATGGCATCTTATGTAGGAGATGTTTTATCATTTTATATTGATAACCAAATACAAGAAAATTTTCTTCAATTTTCTAAACAAAGAAAAAATTTACTAGCTCAAGCTTATACTTTTGGTTATCAACCTAGAGTAACTAAAGCTTCTTCTGTATCATTATCAGTTTATCAAGTAGTACCTTCTACTATAGCCTCAGGTCAATATGAACCTGATTTTAATTATGCTTTAATTTTAGAAGAAGGAGGTAAAATATCTTCAAATTTAGATTCCAATATTCAATTCTTTATTAATGAGAAATTAGATTTTTCTAAATCTATACCTGGCTCTGAAACTGAAATTTCAGTTTACTCTACAGATGCTTTTCAAAATCCTCAATTTTATTTATTAAAAAAGATAATTAAAGCTTCCTCTGGAACACTAACTTCAACTAATATTACATTTGGCAATCCTGAACGTTATCCTACTGTTGATATTACTGATACTAATATAATAGAAATAGTTAGTGTGGTAGATTCTGATAATAATAAATGGTATGAAGTACCTTATTTGGCTCAAGATACAATTTTTGAACCTACATCCAATATAGCTCAAAATGATCCTAATTTATCTCAATATAATGAGACAGTACCTTATTTATTAAAATTAAAAAAAGTACCTAGAAGGTTTGTTACTAGATTTAAAGAAAATAATCAATTACAACTTCAATTTGGACCTGGAGTTTCATCAGGAGCTGATGAAGAAATAATTCCTAACTCTGATAATATAGGTTTGGGATTACCTTATGGAGTTAATAAAATGACAACAGCTTTTGATCCTTCAAATTTTTTATATACTCAAACTTATGGGATAGCACCTTCAAATATTACTTTAACTATAAATTATTTGAAAGGGGGAGGAGCTACTTCAAATGCTCCTGTGGGTACACTAACACAAAATTCAGGTATTACTACTGTATTTAATGGTAATAATTTAGATACAATTTTATCCACCACAGTTTTAAATTCTCTAGCTTTTAATAATGAAGAAGCAGCCAATGGTGGAGGAGATGGGGATACCAATGAACAAATAAGACAAAATACTTTATCATCATACCCTACTCAACTAAGAACTGTAACTAAAGATGATTATATTATTAGAGCTTTATCTATGCCTTCAAAATTTGGAATGGTTTCAAAAACTTATATTAACCAAGATATTAGTATTCAAAACAATTTTTCAACAGATTTAATGGCCACTCAAAATTATAATGCTATTTCATTATATGTTTTATCTAGAGATAATAATAATAATTTAATAGTACCCAATAAGGCTTTAAAACAAAATTTAAAAACATATCTTTCTCAATATAGAATAATAACAGATGCTGTTAATATAAATGATGCTTTTATTATTAACATTGGAGTAAATTTTGAAATCATAGTTAGACCTAATTATAATAATAGATTAGTATTAAATAATTGTTTAACATCATTGCAATCTTATTTTAATATAGATAAATGGCAAATAAACCAACCCATTATATTACCAGAAATTTATAGTAACTTAGATCAAATTGAAGGAGTACAAACTGTACAAAAAGTAGAAATTGTAAATAAAGCTGGAAATAATACTAATTATTCACAATATTCATATGATATCAAAGGAGCTACTATTAATAATATAGTTTACCCATCACTAGATCCAAGCATTTTTGAAGTTAAATTTCCTACAACAGATATACAAGGTAGAGTAGTTACTTTTTAAAGAAATTGGTTTAATGTATATTTATAGTATATATTAGATTTATGGCTATTTACAAAATATTTTCTGAAAAAGATACTTTTATTTCTCATTATCGTCCCACTCAAAATTTTGGTAGAGATGAAATATTAGAAGTTTCTAATGAAACTAAATTAACTTCATTACATACTGATAAAACTAGAGCTTTAATACAATTTCCTATAACTCAAATATCAGATGTTATTACTAATAAAATAAGTGGTAGTTTTACATCTTATTTAAAATTATTTCTAGCCAACGCTTACATTCCATCAGATTATACAATACTAGCTTATCCTATCTCAAAAAGTTGGGATATGGGATTAGGTAGATCAACTGATAATCCAATTAATACCTTGGGGTGTACTTGGAATATGGCAGCTCAGTCTTCAAGTTGGGTCAATGCTGGTGGAGATTATTTAGAAAATATTTCTTCTTCTCAAAATTTCAACTATATATCTAATAAAGATATTAATATTAATGTTAATGATATAGTTTTAGGATGGAATTCCGGTTCTTTTTCAAATTATGGTATTTTACTAAAACAAAGTAGTAGTATAGAGGGAAGTAATGACCCACTTATTACTAAATTCTTTTCAATGGATACCCATACTATCTATCCCCCTCAATTAGAATTCAGATGGGATGATAGTTCATATAATACTAACTTAGAACAAATAATATCATCAGATTTTAGTTCCACTATTTCTAATAATAAATCAGAATTTGAAGAAAACACAATATATAAATTTAGAATAAAAGCTAGAGATAAATTCCCAGCTAGACAATTTTCAACAACATCAGTTTATTTAACTACTAAAGCCTTACCATCAAGTTCATATTGGGCTCTAAAAGATATTAAAACTGAAGAAATGATAGTGGATTTTGATATTAATTATACTAAAATAAGTTGTGATAATAATAGTAATTATTTTAAACTTTATATGGATGGTTTAGAACCTGAACGTTATTATCAAATACTTTATAAGGTGGTTTTGAGTGATGGTGAAATTGTTATTATAGATGATGTATCTAATTACTTTAAAATAGTTAGATAATGGCTGAGCAAGTTCAATTAAATAAAACAGTTTATGGTAAAATTTCTTACCCTAATGTAATTAATACTCAATTTACTCAATTAGTGGGGGCTAACCCTACTGAAGAATCCACCCCAATAACCATAGAAGAGTTCTTCCAAGCTTATAATGATTTATTTTTTGAAATCCCTATTGATGGAGAATTTAATTCTCATTTAGAATTAATACAAAGAAGCACAGAGTATGTAGGTATTAATCAAACCCCAGATGA